ATAATATCAGATAATCTCTTAATTGCTCTTTCAGGTTCTGAGGAGGTGGTGATTTTGTAACCATGTTCAGACCTCTTCTCCCTGGTAGGCCTTCCTCTGTAAGGGGGTTCTGGTCCTCTCTCATATTTTGGATTTTTGTCTTGATAATCTACAAGAGTGATCTTGAACCCTGATAGTTGGTCTGGTGGTTCCTCCAGAGAAATAGGGAAATCAAGGGGGGTGTAGCCAGTAACACCCACTATTTTATTCTTGGACCCCGTAACCCAGAAGTTTCTCAGATGTGTACACTCTTCAAACACGGATTTTATCCTCATCTCAGGTCCTTCCATGCGGGACAATCTATAGATCAAGGATAAGAACTGAGTAGATCCTGTCAATAGGATCTGGGTGCATGGGTTCGCCTCTTCATCAGATTGGAGAAGCCCTTGAATGGTTTGAGTAGATGTGAACATCTTCATGGCTGATCTCTGTAATCCAACAATCGACCACCCTAAAATATCAGACAACAGTACTGGATTGAGAGGGCTGCTTTTCAACAACTCCTCTCTGATACGTGTATCATAGTTCTTGACCTCAAGAGACACCAATTCTCTCAAATCTTTATTCTTTGAGTAACTTGTAACCTTGGCAAGGCTCTGCCTGAAGATTTGGGTCTCAGGGCTTGAGGTTGATAACAAAGGCAAGCTATATGGATCATCTAGTAATCTTGATAATAAAGGTTTCTTATCCATCCATCTTCCTTTATGTAATGAGAATATTACTCTCCTCGCTAGAGGAGATCCATCTCCCATCAGTTTCAGAGAGGCTAGTGCCTTTCCTAATGGGTCATCCCCACCTTTATACAGAAATCCCATGTAATGAGGAATAGGTAATCCCCCAAGCTCACCTGGGTACATTAACAATGTTCTGACCATATTGGATGTCAGCTTAGAGAGAGTCGTTTTCGTCAGATACAATGACTCTACCGGTAGGCGCTTCTTAAGTCCTCTGAGGTATAAACTCACATGGAATAATGCCACTCCATATAACCTGTAGGGGTCCTTCACCCTCTCAGCGGCTGCTAAGCATTGGCCTGTGATAGCACTAACACTATTGTATACGGAAGGGAAGTCTGAAGCACTATGGGGAAATACCCGGCTGAGAGCCTTAATAGAGGTATGATAGTCAGAACCTCCTATGTACACATCTTTGCTATAGGTCAAGACCTCGGTTGAATGTATACACTCATCCAGGTTCAGCTCGTGATTAAGCTGATTACATTCCTTCTGGGCTTCTTTGTCAATGTTATCTGCGATCTGGACCAGATATGACTGAACATCTTGACCTGCGGGGATTGGAACATCAGCAACAGATATCTGATTGTCGGCCTGCCCTATGAGGTGATACTTCAGGCCATAGGTTTGCATAGCAAGATCAAACATACTGTAGGTAGGGCATGTCCACAGTTTTTGACATAATCCCTCTATCCCAGCACTGTGTTCTGGCCATAATAAATCGGATTCAAAGAATCTAGTAAACATCCCTGGGACCTCTGCTCTATGAGCATATAGGGGTTTACAATCCCTTAATCTGAGAGACATGATACTCTTATCAAAAAAATGATGAATCACAGAATAGCAACCCGGCATATCAAATATGTCCTCTATGTCCTGACCAATTGGATCCACCACCTCAGCATGGAATCGACCATTCCATCCCGCAAGATCAAACTCATTGTATAACTTAACATAGGTTTCATCATCTCTACTCTGGGTCACATTGAAGAATAGTTCCTGTGTCTCTATCTTAGTTAAGGTCATGGTCTGTGGGGGAAGACATGGGAATATTGATTCTGCTAAGTTTGCCTCAGTAGCTGTAAAGAAAGCTCTCATCTCAAAGACCATCATGCCAAACAATCTTGGTTCCTCTTTGAATTCCCTCTCCTTAGG